ATGGTGGGTTACCGCCAAACGAATCAGAAAACCGATACTGGAAAAACTCTAACGCGGTGGCCAGTTTTTGTTGACCACTTCACTCTGCTTGGTACCGCCCTGTATACCGAACTGAAGAATAAGGCGGTGAAGCGCTACTACCTTGTTGATGCAAAGAACAAAGTTGAGGCAGCCATAAATTCACTCCCTAACCCCGGGGATCCGGAAGCAGAAGCATTATTCGCGAAGGCAGAAAGCACCTTGACCTCATCGCGCCGCCACCTCGGTGATGAACTGTATGACCAGTTCCGCATCACCCTGGACGACATGAAACCGGAATACGTGGGCTAAGGGAGGCGGGAGGGTTCGCCCTCCCGATAACGATATGAGCAAATCACTTAACGCACGATGCATACGCCGCTGGAAAGTTAAATTTAAAGGGCGCTGCGATTCGAAATATAGCCCCTACTGGCACAAGCGCGATCTCCGCGGTTACATCCGTGAGGCGGCACTGACTACGGCGTATTGCATGGTTGAAAACTTGGCCTACAACAACGCAATGCACGATTTTTTCGCTGATGTGGGTGACAGGAATGGCTGGTCGCCAGAGTTCTCAGCATGGTACGACGGGCGTCGAGAGCATTATCTCAAAGAAGCTCGCGACTACCTGAATGAAGAAGCCACGAACGACGAAATCGACGACGAAATTCAGAACGAGCTGGAGGCCTGGAATGACTGATATCGCCACATTCACTAATGAGCAATTAATCGCCGTGTGCCGTGCTGACGTGGCGGAAATGTCGAAGTTTTTAAAAGAGGGTGAATTCAGTAATCCGTCCCGCGCAGCCATGTATTTGCGTATTACTGAAATCGCATTGGCTGCGCTGATGGGGGAGTTCTCATTTGCTCGCATTCAGGTTCGCCGCGAACACGCTGAATGGTCACATGCCACCTTCGGCAATGTTGGTCCAGCTGGTCCACTGAAACACCTCAGCATAGAAGCGCTTGAAGCTGCCGCGGAACCTAACGACCACAGCGAATGGGCTGATATACAGTTCCTGATGTGGGATGCCCAGCGCAGAGCGGGAATCACTGACGAGCAGATTACCCAGGCGATGATCGATAAGCTCGCGGTAAATAAAGCGCGCCAGTGGCCTGAGCCAAAGGACGGGGAACCTCGGATGCATATACGAAGCGAAGACGAATCACTCAACGCCAGGCGCCGCCGTAATCGTGAATCTAATGCGCGCGCTCGCGAACGTGAAACGCCCACACAACGCAAAGCCAGACTGGTGAAAAACAGATTGAGAATGGCTCTTCGTCGTAAGGGAGGTGCCAAATGAGCCTGAAACACCGCCTGCCCGAGCTGGAAGCCAGCATCGACCCGGCAGCATTGCGCGCAGCCGCCGACGAATATTCGGATCTGCTTCTGACATTGTGCTTGTGCATGAAGATGGCAGGCCCCACCCGGGCGAACCTGCGTGCCTGCGCCACCGAGCTTAAAAAACGCCTGACAACCTGGCACAGCCAGAAAGAACTTAATGCAATCCTGTCCTGTTGGGATCCCGTTGGCTATGTTCTCGGCCTCCGCCGGGAAGCGAACGACAACGCGCGCGCAGCTGGCGATCCAGTTGATGTTTTTGTGTGAGGTGAATATGCGACTGATTAACCGAAGCAAACAATCACCGCTGGGCCGCCAGGCCTGTGATGCGGCGCTGGCTAAGCACGTAGAACGTTATGGCGATTACGGACGCAGCCAGATGAAAGAGACGTATACGGTGCAGATTGAAGGAGTAAAGGTCTGGGTGGAGGTGGTGAACCGTAAAGCGAGTTACGTGGCCACAGCTATGACCGGCATGCGCCGGTTGAGAGCTCTCCCCGGGCAGGTCGCCTGATAACGAATTATCAATCCACTACGGCGCGCATGCTTATACTCGGCATGTCGCCAGAGAGGTTTATATGGCGCAGATCATTTTTAATGAAGAGTGGATGGTTGAAAAGGCTCTGATGGCACGAACTGGCCTTGGAGCCCGGCAGATTGAAAGTTACCGACAAGGAGCCTGGATAGAAGGCGTTCACTTCAAAAGAGTTTCCCCTTCTGGCGAAAAAACTTTGCGCGGGACTACCTGGTACAACTATCCGGAAATTAATAAATTTATCCGGGATTCGTAAATGGCAACACTACCTACAGGCGTAGAGATTCGTGGTAACAGAATATGCGTCTGGTTTATGTATAAAGGTAAGCGCTGCCGCGAAGTGTTAAAGGGGTGGATTGTAAGCCCCGCAAACATAAAAAAAGCTGGTAATTTAAGAGCGGTAATTACCAGCGAAATAAACATGGGGGAATTTGATTACGGGCGTCGATTCCCCTCATCCAAAAAGGCAGTAGCGATTAACACCACGTTACAGGTGAGCACATTTCGTGAACTGTGTGAACTATGGCTTAAAATTAAAGAAACTGAAATCAGCGCCAATACTCTTAAGAAAACAAAATCCCAGGTTGATACAATAATAAAAATCATGAACGGAAACACTATGCTCACTGCTATTGGATATAGTGACGTTCTTAATTGTAGAAACGAATTGCTAACAGGAGAAACCTTCTATTCAAAAAACAAGCGAAAAAATAAAAAAGGCAGAACAGTTTCGACTGTCAACAATTATGTTTCTTTACTGTGCTCTATTCTTAATTTTGCGTACATATCGGGTTTTATCCAACATAAACCATTTGAGAGCGTAAAAAGCCTGCGTAAAACAAGGGTTAAGCCTGACCCACTTACAAGAGAGGAATTTGCAGCCCTCATGGCAAGCGAACGAGGCCAAAGCCAGAACATGTGGAAACTCGCCGTCTATTCTGGTGTGCGGCATGGTGAGTTGGCGGCTCTGGCATGGGAAGATGTCGATCTGGATAAGGGCGTGATACACGTTTGCCGGAATCTGACAGCAAACGGCATGTTCGGCCCACCAAAAACAGCGGCAGGAAACCGGACGATACAATTGCTCAGCCCTGCCCTGGACGCGCTGAAAGCGCAGCATGAACTGACAGCTGGACATCCGGTATCCACTATCACGTTTCACCACAGGGAATACGGCTCAAGCGAGGAACAGAATTTGCGATTTGTTTTCATGCCGCGGAGACGGAAAGGCGAGCAAAAACCCTGCTACTCGCACAGCAGTATAGGCAGCAGATGGGAAGCTGCAGTAAAACGCGCTGGCATTCGCCGCAGGAATCCGTACCATACGCGGCATACTTTTGCCTGCTGGCTCCTGACGGCTGGCGCAAACCCGTCTTTTATAGCCAATCAGATGGGGCATGAAAACGCGCAAATGGTGTACGACGTTTATAGTACATGGATAGAAGAGATGAACGGCGACCAGGTTTCTATGTTGAATTCCCGGCTTGGGCTTTAA